AACTGTGGTTGAAGTTGAAGAAACTGCATTTGCGGTTGTTGTGGCTTGCAACTGCCCTATAACGTTAATGATACCTGCTGTAGTTGAACTTATTCCAGCTGATGCAGATGCAGCTACAATTCCTGTAATATTTACTGTGCCTATAGAAGAATTTTGAACTCCATTAGCAGTAGTAGCACCAGATCCGGCTGTGACATTTCCTGTTATGTTGATAATCCCGGTAGTTGTATTAATTATAGCAACATTATTTGTTCCAGTCCCCCCGGCAGTAACATTTCCTGTTATGTTGATAGTACCATTTTGTTGATTGTTTATACCAAATATATTACTATTAGTAGTCCCGGGCATGGATAAATTACCAATTAAATTTATAATTCCAGATTGAAAGTTTATAATACGGGTACCAGCTGTATTACCAATTGTTATATTTCCTAATAAATTTATAATACCTGTTGAATAATTATAAACTGCAGTACCATTATTTGTAGTTAAATTTCCGATAAGATTAACTGATCCAGTACCCGAATATTGTATAGCACCACCGGTGGATGAATTTGGAAAAATAAAACCATTAGATGCAGATACATTATAACTTCCAGTAATAGCTAAAACACCGCCAGCAATCGCACTTCCAGTTGCTGTGTTTTGAATGCTAGTTACTGTTACATTTTGATCTAATGTTACCGTTTGATTATTTAAAAACACATCATCAGATGAGGTAGGTATTAAACTACCACTCCATATTGCGGCATTACTCCAACTTCCCGAATTTATGGGCCATCTATTTGGCATATTATTTTCCTTTAAAAGCAGCAATAGTTGCAGCTGTAGTTTGCGTTGTTGCTATATTTTTTAAACGAGCTCCAATTGTATTTGAACCCGTTAAATTTTGAGTTGCATACGTTAAAATGTCTTGCGGTGTTAATGTGGCAGATCCTGTTACCGTATCTACTGGCACTCCGTATCGGACATTGGATGCAGAAGGTATTATCATTGATCCGGAGAATTGATTTGTTCCGCCATATAAACTTCCGCTTCTAACATTGGATTGTGTTGGTAAACTAGAAGTAAATGACGTATCATAAAATGTAACTTCTCTAGGAAATGTATCTATTTCTAACGTGTATGTTGGTGTTGAATTTGATACGAGTTGTATGCGTGGTGAAAAAACAGGATTAATGTTGTTTTGAGATGAAATTAATGGTCCTGTAACACGTACTGTTGCTGTTGTAGAAGTAGATGATATTCCAGGAAACCCATTAGATGCAACTATCGAACCGCTTACATTAATGGTAGATGCGACTGCTGATGATATCCCGGCAGCTGCATATCCAGCTGTTAAGCTTCCTGTCATGTTAATTGTTGCAGCTGATAACATTGAAATTCCAGCGACGTTATATGCTTGGATATTTCCTAAAATATTTACCGTTCCGGTGCCTCCATTAATATAAACACCAGTTGATTGTCCAATTGTAGTTGTTATTATAGTACTACCTGTAATTGTTAATGATCCGGAGCCGGCAGTGGTTACTATAGGTGCAGCATTTGTGGATCCAATTAAATTACCCGTGATTATGGTTACGCCATTTGATATAGCAACACCGTGTGATGTTGTTGCACTTCCACCGTTAATATTGCCTAATATTTCTAAACGTCCGGCGTTGTTGAATATTCCATATGCTAATACTGCAACAGTACCCCCAGTCACTGAACCTGTTACATACAAATTTCCGTTATTTACTATCTGGATACCTTGTGTGCCATTTGCTGCTCCGCCTCTAACACTTCCACTCAAATAAACTGTATGTGAACCTGTAACTAGTAATGCTGATGATAATGTTCCTGCAGATACACCAAATGATGCTCGAGATGCTGTAATTGCAATACCATTAGTTGATACAAACGTCCCTCCGTTGACTGCCGAGCCACTTGTTCCGGTACTTATACTTAATACATTGATATTCTGATCTATAGTAACAATTCGACCACTAGCATATACATCATCTGATGCAGTAGGTAGTCCTAAAGTTGCACCATTATTCCATATCGCGGAATCACTCCAATTTCCTGATGCTACTGCATATCTTAATGGCATATTATAATTTTCCTTTTGAAGCAATTGCAGCACCATCTGAAGCAACTGTTGAGGTGTTGCGCAAACGAGCTCCTAAACTTCCTGTTACGGTTAAACTACTTGTTAATGCACTCCACACATTTTGCGTGTCAAATGATGCAGACCCAGTTGCGTTTCCTACAGGCACTCCTTTAAGTACAGAACCAGTAGGAGGTATTGCTACTGTTCCTGTGAATTGGTCGGTATCTCCAAACATGATGCCTGATCTTACGTTTGAAGCAGATGGGAAATTGCCTGGCCAATTTTGTGTGTATAATGTTCTTTGTTCTCCGTATGTTTCTGTATCAAAAGTCCAAGTCGGAGTTGACCCGGATATGAGTTGTAGGTTTTGTGCAAATACTGCATTTCTATTATTTACGTTATAGAATGGACCTGTTGCATTTACAATATGTGTTGTAACTGTAGTAAATGAAACACCTGGATATAAAACTGATGCATATATTGGGCCTCGTAATGTTGTGTTACCTGTAATAGTACATGAAATTGCAGGTGCTGCCGGGCCGGCGAATATACTACCAGATATATTTACATTGCAGCTTGTGCCGGCTACTGCAATTTGATTACCGTTTGCAGATGTTGGTAATTGGTACACACTGCCAGTTATTGTCAATATTGATGTCCCTGTATTAACGTTAATTGCCGTTGAAACTCCGGTAACTACATCCCCTACAATGTTTATATTTGCATTACCTTGTGTAAGTATTACTGGGCCTGCATTACTTCCAGCTCTAGATGAAACTTCTCCGCGAATATCTACCGTTGTTGCACCATTAATATGTAAAGTGCCTATACTAGATCCATTTCCTCCACACAATACAGATCCAGAAATTCTTAAAGAGCCTGATGAAGTTGTAAATATCGCTCTATTACTAGTTCCGCCTCCAGATAAATTAGCACTACATTGAACACTACCTGTTACAGTTAATGAAGATCCTTGAACCATACTTACGCCAACATTATAGTTACTACCTCCGGTGGATATATTTCCTATAATTGTTGATGAATTTGATCCTGTACATCTAATTACGTATTCATTTGTAGCTACGACACCATAATTACCAAATACATTGCCAGTTATAGTTACGCCGTTATTTGGTATAAAAAATCCACCAACTACAACAGCTGAAGCTGACGCATCATTTCGTATTGTAGTAAATGACACATCAGTATCAATATTAACAATTTGACCATTTGCATATACTACATCGGCTGCAGTAGGAATTAATGATCCACTCCATATGGCAGAATTGCTCCAATTTCCTGATGTTATGGGCCATCTATTTGGCATAATTATACTTTAAATGATGATATGGTAGCTCCCGTTGTTTGTACAGTGGAAGCTCCGGTTAATAAATTTCCTATACTACCCGAGTTGGTTAATGTTTGTGTTGCAACATCAAACATATCTTCTGCTGTTAAAATAGCAGAACCCGTTGTATTGTCCGTTGCAACACCTGTTTTTACTGTTGTTGGATCAGGCATTGCAAGTGAGCCAGTTAATCCAAAATTATATGTTATGCCTCGTCGTACATTGTTTTCGCGTGGTACTCCAGGTAATGTATTTGAAGTATATAATGTTTTCGTGACACCTGCAGTTTCCGTGTTAAAAGTCCATTGTGAGGACGTACTTAACATTTGCATACGATATGCATAAACTGCATTAAATGAACCTGTGTTGTAGAATGGACCTGTAAAGAAGTTGGTTGCTGTTGTTGAAGTGGATGATACTCCATTTGAACCAGAACCGGCATATATAGGACCTTTGATTATGTAAGTTCGAGCAGAAGTTGTAGATATACCCGCAGCAGCTACGCCTCCATATACCGAACCAGTTACATATAAATCTCCTGTAGTTGTTATACCTGCAGCTCTCGCTCCAACCACACTTCCCGTAACTTGTATGGTTCCTGTTGATGTATTTGAAATTCCAGGGTTCGGGTTTGAAACTGCAGTACTACCACTAATAACACCTACTACGGTAATATTTCCTGTTGATGTATTAGATATACCAGGAGAGCCGGCGCCAGCTCCTAATATAGTACCGGAAACAAATATATTACCCGTTCCTGTATTTGATATAGGAGTATTTGCATTTCCTGTCAAATTACCATATACTGTGATATTTCCTGTTCCTGAATTTATAATACCTCTTCCATTACCAAATCCCCCTGCCGTTATATTCCCATTTACAACAATTTCTCCACTACCTATATTTTCAAAACAATGTCCTACATTTCCGTTTACGTTGCCTAAAATATATGTTCCACCAGATTCGGACATGTATACGGCTGGCATATTAAGATTAGATCCACAAGTTAAATTGCCTGTAATAAATAGATTACCCGTTGAAACATGTAATACACTATATGCATTTGTAGTGTCTCCTCCATTTAATGTTCCACTTACGGTTAATGTTGCAGAATCTTGCATTCTAATTTTAATGCCAGTAGTAGTATTCATGGTTGAATTGATTCTAGCATTAGCGGAACCAGTAACATAAACTAACGGAGTACTTGCAATCTGGCTTATTAAACCGTTTGCTGCAGTTATACTAGCAGTAATTGCATTATTGATATAAAATGCACCACCTAATGTTACTCCGGAAATTGAAGCATTACGTAATGTAAGTACTGTTATATTTTCATCAACGTAAACAGTTTGATTGTTAGCATACACATCATCAGCGGCTGTAGGTTTTATTGAACCTGACCAGATTGCCGAGTCGCTCCAATTTCCTGATGCTATAGGCCAACGGTTTGCCATTCTATAATCCTTTTTCCGTGATGAATTGTTGAATGATTCCTAGTATGTTGTATGCTGCTGTTTCAGCTGGCACGTCTTCTGACGCAAATACATCCAAATAAACTACCGGTGTGTCATGTCCTTGCAATACATCTGGGCGTCCTCCTGGTAATTCTCGATATGGTGTTAAACGCATTGCAACACTAGCACCAACTTCGGTTTCCTTTACCAAAGGTGAAATTGCTAGGTTTACGGTGTAGTATGGATATTCAACACCATCTACAACAATCGGATTTGTGGATTGAATTGGCATAACTTTCCTTTATTATAAATATGTATATGAGTATCTATTGGTCCACGCAGCACTAGATGTTGATTGAGTTAGGGTTGCACCTGATGATGAAATTGCTAAACGAGATATTGTCCATACTATGGATGCTTCTGCAGATCCGGCCGGAGCATATCCCGTGTAAAGATAATTTACGTTTGGATCAAGTGAAGCAGTATAATCACTTCTGCGAATATATTCTGTTGCACCTACTCCCGTTAGGCCACTGCCATTTCCTGTAAATGATCCGGTGAAAGAACCAGTAACGGCTTGTGCTACAACACTTCCGGTAAACACAGCTAAACCAATATTTCGGAATGTTGATGATCCGGATACTGTTAATGAACCTGATATTTGAACGTCGTTGCCATACGCAACAAACAAATTGCTTGGTGTTGTAGTATCGCCATTACCTATTACAAATGATGAAGAAACTGGTACTGGTGCATTGTATTGACCTACTACGTTTTGATAAAAACCATGTGTCGTTGTACTATATCCTGCAGCGTGTGAACCGTCACCTAATGTTATTGTACTAGTGCCTTCAGCGTGTGAATTGTCCCCAATAGTAACATCAGCAAATGTTGGTTGTGAGTTTCCTTGTACTCCAACATACCATGTAGCGTTTGGATTATATGTGGTATCCACTAACGTTACCCTTGTTTCGCCACTTCCACTTAATAAACTACTTGCAACTTCGTGTATTAATACCGTAGATTGATTTTGGTCATTGATATAAATGAATGTGCCAGGAGTAAATGTTGCAGATAAATCTCCGTAATAACTTGGAAATGTTATACTGCCTGACGCAATAATTGTTGTTTGATATGCGAAATATCCACTAGTACCCCCACCTTCAGCGTGTGAATAATTTCCAATTGCGACACTAGCTCCTTCGGCGTGAGAATTTTGACCATATGCGGCGCTGGCACCTTCTGCGTGGGAAGCATAGCCATATGCTGTAGCCGCTTCTCCTTCTGCGTGTGAATATTCACCATATGCAGCGCTTTCGACACCTTCGGCGTGTGAATAATTGCCATATGCCTTGGCAGATCCTTCAGCGTGAGCACTATAACCGCCTAATTGATTAGATAGATTTCCATTCGTGTCAAGTATACCTGCTGAAGGAATTGTAGTTGAAGTATCATTTAAAAGTTGGAACACTGTATTAGTACCGTTAAACATGCTACCGGTAACAATTCCTTTTGTAATTCCATTTCCAACGGAGCTAATATCGCCATACCATACTATTGCACCATCTGGATATGTTCCAGTTAAATCACCTTGTGTGGCATCAATTTGTACAACGCCGTTGTTTATACTACATGAATATGCAGTTTCGCCCGTTTTTGATGATTCTCCTTCAGCGTGTGAATGTGCACCAACCGTTAACGTAGACTTACCCTCCGCGTGTGAAGCGTAACCAATGGCTGTTGTACCGTTTCCTTCGGCGTGAGAATATGCACCATTTGCTGTTAGTGCAACGCCATTAGTTAACGATCCTGTAACATTCATTGAACCTGTAACATTCATTGAACCTGTTAGTATTAAAATAGGGTCATTTGATAAATTTTGGGTTAAATCTAATAAAAATTTAGGTGTGGCTTTAATATACTGGTATGATCCGGTATTATCTACCATTGTTATGTATTTTATACCTTTATTAACAGTATTTGGTAATATAGTATTTGTTTGTAATGCATGGGATGCGGTAGTAGCTGTATCGGCAATTGATGATGAATTTGAATATGATGATGATATAGCAATTGATGATGAATTTGAATATGATGATGATATAGCAATTGATGATGAATTTGAATATGATGCCGATATAGCAATTGACGCGGTGGTGTAAAGTGTACCGGTTTGACCCGTTACAACATATGTTAATGGTATGCCGGTATGTATGGCTATTGGTGCTGGATTATTTACTGATGTAGATGTAGTTGATCCTACCATTGTCAATGCAAATGACTGTGTGTCACCTGCACCTAAAATAGTTATTGTAGATTTAGATGCTGTTACAGCATTTGATGCACTTACTGCTCTAGATGCGCTAGTTGCAAATGATGCTGATACTGCATTCAATACATAGCTAGCTGTTTGAGCGGTTACTATGTAACTAGCTGTAGATGCAAATGATGCGGTTGTAGCTAAGCTAGGAGTTCCATTCTCCCACGTTCCTGAGTTATAAATAAGCGCTTGACCATTACTAGGAGTAGTAATTGTTACATCACCTAAATCATCTAATGTTTGTGCAATTGCACCACCAGAAGTAGAACTTCCTGCAATATTTCTAAAAATACCGCCATTAATTATACTATTGTTTGTAGCATCTGTTAAGTTGTTGGTTTGTCCTTTTAATACTAGGTAACCAACAAATATCAATGAATGTGCAGTAAACTCTCCTTCTGTAAAGCTGTCGGTAGCTAAATACTGTAATGCATTAATTTTAGTTGTATATATGTTTTGGCCGTAGTATACTACAACTCTACCGGTAACTGGGTTAGCAAATACTCTTTGAATTTGCCAATCTCCCGCAGCCATTGTGTTTAATACTCCAGTACCATCATCCCAATAATCAGGATCAACTGTTGTATAAAATGCACCACCGTTATTGTCTAAACGAACCCCAGAGCCGGATCTATATGCTCGAGCAATCGATGATGTTGCAAAAGCATTTCCGTGATAGTGGGATGGACTATTTGGATCTTGCGGATAAAATCCACCCATTGTATATGCAACGCCGTTACCTATACCAAAGCCTAATGTTCCCGGATGTGCATTAATTGAAAATCCATCTATCTTTAATGGACCAAATGCTCTAATAAAAGCACTTTGTTGTGAATCGCTATCGTATGTGGTTTGAACATTGCTACCAACACCTGTTATTGTTGCGTAGTTGGGGTGAGTGGCTCTTCCTAAAGGAATTGCTTGTTCATATTTTGTTTGATCGAAAAACTCCGTTTGTTGATGTATCGTGCCTACGCTATCAACGTATATGTATGTGTTTTGTGATGATGTTAAATATGTAGCAGATGCTGAATAATTCGGCCATGTTACATAAGTAAATAAAGGGTTAATTTCTTTACTAAATGATGCATTAGGATCAAGTATCACGCCAGAGCCTGACGATACATATATGGTAGCACCCGATGCTGATATGATACCACCATACAATAGACCGGTACTTATTCCACCCTCTAACCATTTGAATTTAACTAGATTTCCATCTTGTCGATAATATAAATCATAGCCTTGTTCTGTATTAGATGCAGATGTGAATAGGAATGATGCTGTTTCGTTCGTGTTGCCTGGATCTTGAGCCGGATCTAAACGAAGTGTTCCTGCTAACGTTAGATCGGCAAGTGCATTCATTGAGCCAGATACATAAATTGAACCAGATAAATTTGTTTGTCCTAATAAATTATTTGTTCCAATTTGTGTAGTAGATCCACTTATATTCAATGATCCGGTTATGATTACATTTTGTGTTAATGGTAATACATATGATGCAGTCGTTGTATATGATGCGCTAACAGCTTGTAAAACGTAACTTGCTGTTTGGGCTGTTTGAATATATGATGCAGTTTGCGAGAAACTAGATGATACTGCATTTAGAACGTAACTAGCTGTTTGAGCAGTAACAATATATGATGCCGTAACCGCATTTGTAGCATATGATGATGAAACTGCATTTAACACATATGAAGCTGTTGTAGCAGTTCCAAATAAGCTACCTGTTATACCTTGAGTTACTGTTAATGAACCTGTGATTAAGGCAGATCCGGAGACATCTAGACGAGCATTTGGTGTTGTTTTACCAATACCAATTTGCCCACTACCTGTTACAAATAATATATTTGGAGTACTTGGTGAATCTATTCTAAATAGATTAGAAGCGTTTGTACCTGAAATATGTAGGGCAGCTGATATAGAGGGTTGACCGATACCTATTCCAACATTTCCTCCATTGAAAAATGAAGATCCATTTCCCGTTATAAAAATCGTATTTGAATTTGTCCCATTAAATAAATATACATTTCCAATTCCGGAATTATCATTGCCAATCCATGCCGATCGATCTGTGTCAGTTACGCCATTGATTCTTATGTATTTACCGGGTCCTACAATTTCAACAGCATCTATAGGTGTTGAAGTTCCAATACCAACTCGGCTCCCGCTTACATAAAGTGTGTTATCTAGGTTGACTGAGCCGGATATTATTTGATTACCATAAAATGTATTAGATCCAGTTGTAGCTAATGAACCAGACTTTGAAACAAACACCGGATCATTTTCTAGATAATATGATGCAGTTCCAAATAACGATCCAGTAATGTTTCCTTGTACGCGCAGTGACCCGGTAATCTCAACATCACTTTGTCGTGATATAGGATTTGATCCAGTCCATTTTGATGAAACAATTCCCGTTAATTGAGAACCATCTCCTTTAAATGAACCTGTAAATGAACCGGTTGTATATGATGCAGTAAATGCGTTAAATGATGCGGTTGTTACTAAAGAACCAGTATTAATTGATATGCTACCCGATAAAAAAGATGCTGTTAGAGCATAGCTAGCAGATATTGGATATATTGAACCTGTTTGTAATTGTCCGGGCTTAAACTGTCTCATTATTGCCATCTCCCTTTAATAATTATGACGTCAGTAGGATCTATACCATATCCTAACATGGTCGTATTAAATGTGATGGTTTGCGTTGATGCATCGGTAGGTGTCCATGTATATACTGCTTTATCAACGTATTGTCCGTTAATATAAATATCAAATTCATTTACCGTTGCAACGGTATATGTTATAGGATTAATTGCAGCATATGAAGATACCGTTACGGTTGTTGCAGATACATACGTAGCTTGTTTTTCAGACATACTAGTTAAATATATCATTGCAGCTGCAGTTATTGATACATTAGAGCCGCCGCCTGAAACTACTAATGAACCTCCGGAATAAACTTGTTGTTGATTTTGTAGTATAACTTGTGGGATATGGGTTGTATTGAAAATATTCAAATCGCCGACATCTACAACTACATCAAATGAAACTTTTTTAATTGAATACATTTTTCTAATTGTTTCAATGCGCGCTTCTTGACCAGACAGTAATGTACCAAGTACGGTTAATGGAATTGTAGCTCGAACTAAACGATCTTCTCCTACTGTATTAACGGTTTCAAATGAAATACTACCCATCGATACATGATATTTATTTTGATCATTTCCCCAACCATTTCGATTATATGGAAATATTTGATCTACCAAATCATTCATTTGTGAAGTAAAATCGCACCAAATCAATAATTCATATTCTACAGTTACATATCTAGGTATATCTATTACGTAAACTTCTTGTGAGCCTGCAGGTTCATATTTAGGAATCGGAAATAATCGATCTTCGTAACGATTTCGTTGATTGTATTGTTTACGATATATTAATTGATTTCCGTCTAAATTTCTATTTACATCTAAACCTTTTTTATTGTCTCGTTCTTGCACGCTATTACGTTTAATCATGATCATTGGAGATTGAAGTTTTCCTTTTTCATCTCGTAAATAGCCTAATCTACGTACATTGTCCCATTTTTCGCCGTTAGCAAAAATTACCGGGACATTTATTATTTCTTCTTTATCTGTAATTTGTGGTTGAATTTCATTATCAATATACCATTTAATGGCAAAATCAATATCATATACAGTACGTTTTGGAGTACGTATAACGTCATCATCTCTTCGTACTTGATTAGCTCGATTCAATAATGGATCTGGTAATAAACCTTCAGTTTTTTTAGGCTGTGGTTTATTAGTTTTTCGATCTATATTATTTCTATTGAACTTTGGCATTATTTTCCTTTGTAGTTAAATCTATTATCGCCACCTTTTCGTATGTCATTGATTCCTAATGGAGTTTGACGTGTAACGTGTGCATCACAAATAACAGACACACTATATCCATGACTGTCACCATTTGGCCATGTATCCGGATTTTTGCCTGTAAAATATTGATTTGCATCTACATTGTCTATTTCAAAATATTCATTATCCCATAATATGATATCGCCTACTTCCGGATACATTGTGATTTTTTCCAATAAATCTCTTGAAAGTGCAAATTTAGCAGAACGAGTATATGAATGACCATAATCATCCATAACAGCTGCTTTTTCATCTTTTGTAATCATGCATGGAATTAATATTGAATCATAATATGATTTTTTTTCAGATTCTCCGTAAATATTAGATTCGCTATAATCTATTTGTATTTTGAAGTATTCGATTTCAGTATCAACAATCGAATTAATTAATTCAGCGTTGATTGTAGCTAAAAATTTAGCATCACGTTTACCTCCAAATAGTGCCATATCGTGTTGTCCTTATCCCACATAAATACGTAATGGAGCTTTTGATAACAATTCCATCATTTGAGTTGCCTCTGCATTTTGACGTGTTAACATTTGCTCTTTAGTTAATTTATCTAAAAATTCTCGCAATTGCGTTATTAATTCATTTTTTTCTGTTTGACCTTGTGATACTAAATCCGAACCATTAAGAGTTACTTCGCCATTAGGTATAGGAACTGACGAATATTTATTTCGAACATATCCTAACATTTCTTTTACTAATGCGGTTGCATATCTTAATATCCAAGAACGCCCCATATCATTAATTGTCCTGTATGTTTGATACGTATATGGTATATTTGATGCGTCACTTACAACACCATTAATAAGTGCTGTATTGCCGAATAAAAGAGCATTATTTGCTTTTTGCTCTTCAAACATGAATTCAAACCATACTTTACCATAATATGGAATTCCTACCGTTCCGGGCGTACCTGGTACAGGATATAAACGTATATCGTCTCCATGTATATCAAATGAAAAATGAGACTTACGTATTTGATCATTGAATTCAATTGCTTGAATACGAAGAAGATCAGCATGGATTGGCATCATCATAAAACTTACCGATGGAGAAAATCCTCCAAAGTCAAATGAATCAAGTAATGTTTGCGAACCCAAACCAGTACCAACAAATGGGTCAAAATACCTAACAATTGCCGGCGGTGGTGTATGTATTACTCTACGAACTTCAATTGAACTAGAATCAGATAATACTTTGCCTAGTGTTGCAAATGATTCTGATACTGCTTGTCGTATACTGTATGTTTGTTTTCCATTAATAATATCAATTGAAGCAGAATACCATTTTGTATAACCTCCTGATTCAGCTTCAGTACCATATGCCTTACTTAGCTTTACAATGTAATTAAGTGATGTTCCAATTTGTTTACCAGTAAATGAACCACTAGTTCCTAGGAACGATGATCCGGTTTGAATTCCTAAAGTATTAATTAAGTTGTTAACAATATTAACTTGATTAACCTGATTAGAATATTCAATAACAGCAGCTTCGAATGCGGTATAGAAATTAACATCAATTAATTCAACATCCATTATAGGATATCCAACTACTCTAGATGCATATGTTGCAAATTTATCTGCGTGAGCTTGAAAAACCGGATCAGTATCAAAATATCCAAATGGTGTAGATCCAGTTGTGAATGAAGATGATCCTGGCCATATTGGTCTATTTTCGCTATAATCCATGACAATATCCTTTTAATAATAAATATCAATATCTTTCATTTAAGAGCCTTAGAATTTCGTCTAATGCTACATGACGATGATTATCTGTTAAAATAATTTCATTTACAAATTGAGACTTAGTTAATTTAGGAACTTCGTGTACTGCTGAATCATTTGAAAACTTCAAATCAATTTGATAACGGTCTCCTGTTAAAATCATTATGCTATCTTTTCCTAATCGAGATAACACCATTTGCAGTTGTTGTTTAGTTAAATTTTGAAATTCATCTACAATACAAATTGCATTATCAAAAGTCCGACCGCGGAAGTGTGCTAATGAAACTAATTCAATATTTTCTTCCTTTTCCATTTTATCTAATATCTCTGGTTTATTATAAACTTTACGCATATTGCTACGTAAAGGAACTAACCATGGATCCATTTTTTCTGCTAATGAACCAGGAAGGAATCCATTATCTTCATTTGACACCGTAGGCCGTGTTATGATAATTTTATTAATTCTTCTTTTAAAAAACATATCTAATGCAATTTGAACTGCTAGCAATGTTTTTCCAGACCCAGCTTTACCTAAAATAAAATTAAACGGAGTTTCTATTATTTTTGCTTTAGCTTCTTTTTGTTCGTCTGATAATGCAATTGAAAATTTAATGTCATTCTTTGGTGGAGTTTTCTCCTTGTTAAGTGTTGCCATAACCGTTCCTTGTTAAATTAATTTTGTAAGAGTTGATTGTAATAACGTCATATCTTTAAGTGTTTCAATTTTACCTAAACACATTTGACGTACTGCTTTAAATGAATTGTTCGGAGCATATGGAGTCATGATCTTTATTGTAATACGTTCTTTGTCAGGTCCTAAATCTTGTTCAATATGAACCATTAACACTAATCGAATTGCTCGAATTCGATCTAATACATCAACCAATCTTCCATCGTAACGAATAATTGCTTCCATTGAATATTTTTGTCTATCTACTGCCATATCTTTTTATATATAAATATCGAACAGTAAAAAAGGGATGACCGAAGCCACCCCTTCTTTTTTAATTAGTTAAATGGATAACTATTAAAGAGTTTCTAAACCTCTTACATATACTTTACCATAGAACTCAGGACGAACCACTTTCTTCGCGTAACGTGTCATAACACCTTTACGTGGAGTGAAGTTAACTGGATCGTATACAAGCGGAGTCATAATCAATGGAATATAAGGGCTAAATACAGCACCTGTTTCAAGGAATTGACTTCCTCTGAATCCCATAAGGATTACGTTCTCTTTCATGTATGGGTTTTTGTAAACTGTATAACGATTATTAATCGCACCAATTTTTTGAACACCAGCAGCAAATTCCATTTTAGTTCCGTCTGTATCTGCAGCAAATCCTGGGATAGACTCAAGGATAGTTGCAACTGCAGGAGAAGTTACTAAGAAGTTAGCACCACCACGTAATGTTTTTTGGTGAATTTTATTAGATACTTTTTGAAGTTTAGTACCTAAAGTTTGGAACCATCCACCTTGAGTGTTATAGAATCCACCATTAGTAGCTGTTTGTGCTAGGAAGTTAGTACCTGTCCAAATTTCGTTATTAATAGCTGACCAATACTCAGTTGTTGGAGCTGCTGCAATCAACATATCAAGGATTTCAAGATCGATTTCCATTGATACATACTCGGAAAGCATTGAAGTCAATTCAGCTTCAGCATCAATTGAGTGGTAAGCGTTAAGATCTTGAGCAAACTCAGGTGTCCAAACTGCTTTCAACTTACGAGTCTTAGCAACAATTGGCTCTGATTGAAGCTCTAAGTTCAATTCTGGGATGTTGATGTCTGTACCATCGTCGATACCTGTATTAGCACCAGATCCTTTGAATGGGTTTTGATCTTCAAAATCACCTCTTTGGTAAGAAATAGGTTGTTTGCTATATGCAACTACATAAGCAGAAGTAGCATTCAATCCAGCTGATGCTGAAACAACAAATTCAATTTTACCTGTACCAGCATTAAATTTAGTAAATGCAGGAAGATTCATTGCTGTAGTAATAGCTGAACCTGAAGTTAATACAAATGATCTAACCGCTGTTAAATCTGGATTAGATAATGATGCAGTTGATACATAAACAATTGAATATCCAGACAAATTTGCAGTATAAGCAGAATCAAAATTAACTGAACCAGAACCTGCAGATGCAGCTGAAGCAGTTGTTGCTGCTACCGATGCAGTCAATTCGTTAAGTGAATAACCAAAACGACCAGCACCATAAAGACCGCCTGTTGGGTCACCAGTTGTATTAGTTACACCAAATAATGAATCATCAGCTTCAGGTGAACCAAATGGATGTCCTGTTGATACTGGATCTGCTTGATCTGCAGTAAATCCAGGTACAGATGTACCATATTTAAAGTCTAAGTAAAATACTAGACCTGATGGCAAGTTCATTGGTTGTACTGAAACGAATTCTTTAGCTGCAAATTCAGCAAAAATTCTTCTTACCAATGGAAGTGCTACACCAGCCCACTCTTCAGATCCTTCTGCAGTACCTGTTTGTGAAGCTTCTTTTACTAATTGACGTGCTTGGTTTTCAAGCAATTGAGCCATACCTGCTCTTTCAGTCTCACTTCTAAGACCTTCTAACAATCCCGTTCTTTCCCATTTATTAACGATTGCTACAGAAGCAGCTCTCTGAGAAGAATCAGGACTTTGTAATAATGAATTTAAACTCATCGTTTTATCTCCTTTGTTTTCTTTTTTTGTTTTTGGTTTG